CTGTTGTATTCTATTCAACTCATTCTGTTGTCTAATCTCTTGGAGTGCGAGTGCAAAGTTAGGTGCTTCTGCCATCTTACTTCTTCTTATCTACATATGCGTTTGCACCAAAGTAGGCGGCAACTAACGCTGAGATTGCAACAAAGTATGTCGGTGCGATATCACCAATAATCTTTGCAGTTCCCTCATATCCTAACACAGACGTAATCAAAATTCCTGCTGGATATAATAACATACCCATCAATGCAAACCATGTCATCTTTCGCATCGCATCTCTACGAGCATCTGCATCTTCAAGTTCTTTTCTTTTAAATTCCAAATCCAACTCCATTTCTTCTTTTGAAATGTGACCATCACCATTAGTATCTTTTTTTGCGACCTCTGGGTCAACTGTTACTTCAACGGCCATTTTAGTACCTCTCTACTTTTGTTTAGATTTCTCTCTTTCCATTCTCTCGTTCTCTTCTTTAATCCACTGCATCAACAGACCCATATAGATTTCTCTTTCCCACGGCATCATATTTTCTAATTCTGTTAAAGAATATTTATGATGTTGCATCAATGCAAAATTAGTTTTATAGTAATTATAAACTGTATCATGAGAAAGACCTATACTAAAAAACTTTGCAGGCCCTCCAATAACACCTCACCTTTTATATTTGTCTTTGGATTTACTACCGAAACCACATGACGTAGTTTTGGTGCAGTTACAAAGAAATTGATAATACTATCAAACTGGTCTGTATTTAATTGGTCAACAAATTCATTTATATCTTTTTCAGATATATCTGTCCTGTGATACTCTTCATCACCATATACTATCTTCACTATACATTTGTTTAGTAATTTAAAAATACCCTCTGCACTTTCTATATTTCCAATAGATGATGCATCTGAGAACATTGGGTCACGCAAGTGTAGTATAACATTATCAGTAATTTTTATTTCATTACTGTGACCTACTGTCATTTGAACCTGTATGTCTTCTAGATTGATTTTAGTTGCAACTTGTGTTTCATTATCATCTGGACATATAAGATTTAGTTCTACAGTTTCACCCACAGATTTGCCTCTAATTTTAAGAAACATATATTCTACATCATAGATGGGTAACTGCATAATGTTAAGTTTCTCAAAGGTGCAAGACTGTACTAGTTTCTGCATCGCAAGTATCATCTCTTGGTCATCATTACTCTCTTGAGCCATCATGATGATTTTCTGTTCCTTGACTAGAAAAGGTCTGTACTCTATTGTTTCTTGTGTTGATGGAAGTTTAAGTTGATACGTTGGAGTATCAATTCGTGGTAACGCCATAATTTTTCATCCTCTATAATATTAAAATAGTCTTGAAACTACTGCTGGTATTCTTGAAGTCAATTGTCTTTCAATTGTATTTACTGCAAGTCGATTAAGTCTGCCTTGTAAAGATATTGGAAGATTACCTTCATCTGTTAAGTTCTTCCAGTATCTATATGAAAAAGATACAGTCATTTTTGATTGTGCATTTATGTTTGAGTAGTCATATGCTTGTGCAGATATGTTTTTAGGAAAACATTCTATCAACTCCACACCATATCTTCTTTCATCGTTTTCATCTAACTGGTATATTTGTATTGCTCCAGTATAGTCATCATAGTAACCCATAGACCAAGTTACAGGATTAAATGACAATCTCTGCCATGTTTCTATAAACTTTCTTTCTCTCAAATCTGAGGATAACTGAATGGTTGCATCAATGTCTGCAAAAGAAAACCCTTGTGCAATCTCTCTTGTGGGCCCGTAGATGTTTGTGTCTGGTGCAGTATCAATATTTCTACCAGGCATAGATATATTTTCTACTTTGAGTGAAACCTCTCTTGCAGTTCCATCTCCTGTATTTTGTTGCATTATTGATGCGAAAGGATTTGCAGAAACCCCTGTTGTCGCTCTACCTCCTGCTGGGGGTAAAAGTATCACTTCATAACGTGAGGGTTTTGATATACCATTACTGTCTCTGATTAAACCTATTAGTTCATTCAGAACACCAAATGCAAAACCTTGTACTGCGTTTCCTAATGACATTATAACATTCTCCTACTGTCACTCCAGACTGCACTTGCAGTTGCCTTTTTAAATCTTTGTACTGGTAATAATGTTGCAATCACAAATTCGTCTGCATCTATTCTACGGAAACGTGATCTAACATACCCAGATAAGTATTTATGTATAGTAGGTTTAACTGATGCGATACCTTTCACATCATTGTAACTTACTCGTAGAAACGTAGTCTTATCAAACTTTGTATTATTACTGAAATCAGTCAATCTGTCAAGTAGTCTAATCCTCAATGGTATGGGTAGATAATGTAGATTGATACCCAAAAAACCATCTGAGTATGACTCTATCGGTAGTACCAAAGGGAACGTATCGTAGTATGGTAACTTTTTTGCAAACTTAGGTGCATAGACAAACATATTTAACACACCACCAAATGGTGACTTTGACTGTTTACCATCACGGATAAGATCTAAGGTTTTGGGTGTACCAAACTCTTTGATTTTATCTTTGTACCACTCAGTAGATTTTGGTCTATCCTTTGCGGCTTGTTGTACTTGTTGTATAAAGTTTTTGACTGCCATGTATTATTTATACTTGGGGAACAAATGATCTTCTGTGAAAATTTTGAACTCCATTCCATGATCTTCGCAAAATTCTTCTGCTGATTTCCATTTAGCCTGATTGATTGCGTAGGTAAATACCTCATTCAACCACCTTTTAGTTCTACGTTTTGGATTCCTTACAGGTTCTTTGCATTGTGCTTTAGGTTTAACCTCAATCACAAACTTTTTATTCGTTCCATCTTTCTGTTTAACTTTCATGTAGAAGTCTGGGAAGTATCTGTGTATTCTACCATCTTTGGGTGAACGATATGGTATGATTATTTCTTCACTACCCCACTCAATCACAGAGGTGTTCTTATCACAATAGACCATAAGTTTTCGTTCCCAGAGTGAGCGATAGATCACTTGAGTTGGGTCACCCCTGTATTTCTTGGGGTTCATTGGTTTATACTTACCTTTGTACGACTTCATGTATAAATACTTATAAAGACAGGAGATATCATGGTAGAGTTTAATCTTGCAAGTCAGTTCATTCCCATTGCACAACAAGGTATAAAGAAGTTCGTTTCCAATGCACTAGGGCCTGTAGGACAAGTACTTGATATAGACAACTCTGGTAGAATAGACCCCAGAGGATTAAGTAAACACTCAACGCAGAACTTAGAGTTTCCATTAGATGTATCAAGTGGTGACCCAGGCTTGGGTAATCATGGTCACTATATCATGTTTTATATTAATACCCAAGAAAGAGCGAAACTCAGAACAAGTGAAGCGACAGACAAAGGTAGTGTTGTAGATGATGTGTCACAAGGTTACAACATACCAAAATATATTAAAGAGTGGGATACTGTAACAGGTAGTTACGTTGCAAAGAACAATGAGTCTGCAAAAGTAAAACAACTCAATGCAGATATGGCTGAAACTGCAAGAAATGACCCTTTCGCAGAAGAGAGATTTAAGAAAGCCGCAGATAACGCTTCGAGTAGATATCAAAGTAAAGGTTCTACAGTTAGGATTAAGAGAGCTGCAACTAAGAGATTAAAAACTGCAATTGCAATGTATATGCCTGCATCTGTACAGGTGACATATGGTGCAAACTACACAGACACAGAAATAGGTTATCTTACAGAAGCGGCCTTGAACGCATTTAACTCTGCAAAGAGTGGTGATGTAAAAGGTGCAATAAATGATATAACAGGTGTAGCGCCTGAGATTGCAAATGGATTAGAAAGATTTATGTTAGGAACTATCGGTGCAATTCCAGGCTTCGCTGGTACAAAAGAAGCATTTGAAGCAAAAGAGGGTGCGATAATATCAGATAGATTAGAACTTGCGTTCAAAGGTATTAACAAAAGAGTGTTTCAGTATACATTTAAAATGATACCAAAGAACGAGAGAGAAGCGGAGATGATAAGAAAGATAGTGTTTGCTTTCAAAGCGAATATGTTACCAGAGTTTGTTGGTGGTAATCGTGCTGGTAGACGATTAGTAGTTCCTAATACTTTTGATATTCAGTATATGTACGCTGGTAAAACAAATGAATTTCTACATCACATATCTACTTGTGTGTTAGAGAATATGAATGTTTCATATGGTGGAGATAGATACAAAACTTTTGATGCAACTGCTGATGGTGCTCCTCCTGTAGAAACATCTATAACACTAAACTTCAAAGAGATGGAACTCATTACCAGAGAAAGAGTGTTTGAGGGTTTCTAAATGTATTTTGATTCTTTTCCCACAATACTATACGATTCCAAAGGACAAGGTAATCCAAAGATTGTAACTAATCTTATGAAACGTGTTGCACTTAGGTCTAAAGCAAAAGACAATGCAATGTTGTATGATACCTATGATATCAAAAATGGTGAAACACCAGAGTCCATTGCAGACAAACTATATGAAGACCCAGAGTTACATTGGGTCATATTAATAACAAATGATATAACAGATCGTTATCACCAGTGGCCCATGTTAGAACAACAGTTTAACACTTATGTAAATGAGAAGTATGATAACCCAGATGGTGTTCATCACTATGAAATCACACAAAGTTCTGGTAGTGATAGAACCAAGATAGAAGTATACAACAATACTGCATTGTATACTGGTGATGCAGATTTCTACTCTAGTGCCTCGACAGTTACAAACAGGGAGTATGAAGAGAGGGAACAGGATAATAAACGTAAGATAAAATTACTTGACCCAAGATTTGTTGATACCTTTGTTGAAGAGTTTAAATCACTAATGAAAGAAAGTGTCCTCTAGTGTCAGAAAGTATAAATTTTGCTGGTGAGTTTGGTGTTGAAGATTTAAGATTAGTAACACCAAGTGGTGAGGTCGCAGACCTATTGTCTGACGTACTCGTAAATGAAATAAACATATTTGAAGATATATTTAAGAATACCATCACAGGTAGTATAATCTTAATTGATATCAGAGATGTAATTACAATGTTACCAATACAGGGTGAGGAAGAACTTTTCATAAAACTAAAGACACCAACACTTAATGACCCCAAAGATATAATAGATTTCACTGAAACACCATTCATTGTCAACAGAGTAAGTTTAAGACAAGAGGTCAGTTCTGGAGGTCAGATATATGAATTGTCTTTCACTTCACCAGAGGCTGTCAAGAATACCAGAAAAAGAATATCAAAGTCATATGTCAACAGTAAAGCGAACATAGGTGACATAGTTGATGATTTGATGACAGGGGATAGTCTTGGTATCAAGACATCAAAACAGGTTTTCATAGAACCAACAATTGGAACAAGAAAGTACATAGTTCCTAATTCCAATCCTTTCACTTTCATATCCAAGTTAACAAAAGAAGCGATATCTGAGAATGGTTCTCCACACTATCTGTTCTTTGAAAACAAACATGGATTTCATTTCAAGACTTTACAGTTTCTATATAAAGAGGCACAAGAACAAGGTGTGAGGGGAGAGTTTCATTCTGGCGATAAAGGATTTGATGAGGAATCAACTCCAGACCCAGAGTCAGGTAAGATAATGCAGAACTTAAAAAGAATATTGCAGTATTCCATCAAGACCACAAAAGATATGTTAGTAAACACAACCGCTGGACTTTTTGGTGGTAATGTGATAGAGTATAATCTGTATAGTAAAAAGTATACTAAAAAGACTTTTAATTATTTTAGTGACGAGGACTTTAGTGCAAATGAAAGAATATCAGATAACAGACAATATACCACTAACGCAGTAGAGTCTATAGAAACACTTGATGATGAACAAACAACTGAATCTAACGTGCATCTCATACCAATATCTAGAGAGGGTGAAACAGATAAAAATTATGAGAGTGGAACACCAAATCAGAGAAATAAAACACTTTTAGATAGAAAATCTAGGTTCGTAGAATACACAGATGGTATAAGTATTAATGTGACCATTCATGGTCAGACAACTTTGACTGTTGGTGATGTAGTAAAACTATCACTACCAGCAGTTGGAAGTACAGACGAAAACGAAGATAAACTTTACTCTGGGGCATACTTGATAACAAAACTTAGACATACATTTGATTTACCAATCAGAACTCATGTCATACATATGCAGTTGACCAAAGATGGACTAGGAGAGAGTTTGGGAGGAGTACAACAGAGTACACCAATCCCACCACCCACTAAACAATCAAAATTCATAAGTCCCACTAGTGGGCCGAGATAGAAAGGAGTATTCTATATTTTTGTTATGACAATATTAACAGGAGCAACAAACACATGACAAACAAATCTAAAATGAAACTAAAGAAATTTAATTTTTTAGGTCAACATAGAACTACTAAACCAACGATTGCACCAACGACACAGATTACTAAATATAGAATAAAAAGAAAAGAGCCACAGGATGAAAACATTCTCACATTTACAAGAGGGAGTCAACGACCCCAACATATTTAAAGCATTCTTCCTTGCAGGCGGGCCAGGCAGTGGTAAGTCCTACGTTGTTAGGAAAACCACTGGTGGTCTTGGAATGAGAGTAGTGAACTCAGATGATGCATTTGAGAAAAAACTAAAAGATGCTGGACACTCACTTGATACCAGAGCGATGGACACTCAAGTCAGAGATAAGATTAGAGATCGTGCAAAAGAAATAACAAAAGCAAAACAGACAAACTACATAGAGGGTAGACTTGGACTCATCATAGATGGTACAGGTAAAGACTTTGAAAAAATCACAAGACAAGCAAGAAACTTAGAGGCTATAGGTTACGACACTCACATGATATTTGTAAACACATCACTTGATGTTGCACTACAGAGAAATGCAGATAGAGCAAGAAAACTTGCAGAACCATTAGTTGTTAAATCTTGGAATGATGTTCAGAAAAACATAGGTAAGTTCAATAACTTCTTCAAAGGTAACTTCATAATCATTGATAATAATAATGCAACAGAGGATATTTTGACTGATGTGTTTAAAAGAGTTAGATCACTTGCAAACAAGAAAATACAAAACAAAAGAGCACAACAGTGGATTAACAACGAACTCCAGATGAGAAACATCACCAAGTTCAAAAGAAGAGTTGTCTAATCTGCATAAGGACTATGCATTTAGTTTAGAGGTAAACTAGTATAAATAGTTTCGTGTTCAGTCAAGAATACATTTTCAAAAAATAAGGATAAGAAGAATGTCAGTTGCAAGTGCAGTTTATGATAGCACCTGTGTGGTGTGCGACTATGTTAACAATGTAATAAGAAGAATGTGGTTAGGGATGCAGAGATCCAGACAATTATCTGCAAACTACAAGATATACGAAGAGATAATAAGATTTGATAAAGATGCTGGATATCATCTTGCAAATATGAACGACAGGACGAACAAACATTATGAAATAGAGATGTCCAAGACAAAACGAATCAGTTGGGCATGGGACAGAAAATTTGATCTAGACGACTAAGAATATCTACGAATTTCACCAATAAAAACAAACACTTAAAGAAAGGGGTTGACAGACCCCTTTTTTTGTTGTATATTATAATTGAAGTTAACAAAGAGAGAGAAAAAAATATGACAAACGAAACAGTTTTTATTGATGCAATCGAAGGTGCGAAAGTCGCCGTTTTTATCGGTGCTGGTAACCAAGTTGGTGCCGCTACTACTCCTAAGATGCTTGCATATATCCTAGATACTCACAAAATCTTTGGTGAGGTTATGTTTTGTAGCACTATGGATTTTGCAGATGAAGTTGGTTTCGCAACTCATGATGGTGCGAAAAAGATTTGGGATGATGCTGTTGCAATGAGAGGTTAATAATGTTTACAGAAGGAATTGCAGATACAATTAATAATAAAGTTAGTATAGTTGATATTATTAAAGAAGGCCGACATGAATTGTCTATTCGTGCATTAGGGGGTTTGCGTAATGAACTTGATAATTCTCATTCAAACATTGGAGAGTATTTATCTGGAGATACCCATCATAGATATCTTTTAAGAATACCAAATTTTGGTAGAAGAAGTTTAAAACAAACAATAAAATTTTGTAAAGATAAATTTAATGTGGATATTTGCAAAGAATATAATGGATAAAAAAACACTTGACATTATTTGTCATTGTGATATTATAATAGTGTAAGTGATTCGTTTTTAATAAAAAAGAGAGGTTGATTATGTTTGATATATTAAAAGAAAGAGTTCTTAAAGATTTAAATGAGTTGTTGAAACTAGGTGTAAACACTAAGTCTGCAATCGTAAAAGTCGAGGATGGGTTTTTTGATGAAGACCTACTTGATTGGTCAGATGACACAAGTTGTGTATCAACGAGAGATGCAACAGATATAATATTAACAATGACGAGGCTCTAATGGATTTAGAAATAATAAAAGAGATGAAAGAAGAGTTAGAACTTGCACTCATAAATTTAAATGAGGGTGCAAGTGATGAGAAATACTCTGGCTTACTTGGTGTTGCGAGTGTAATTGGTAGATTAACTGCGATGGAAAAAATTCACTTGACACGAATCGAATCATGTGATATATTATAATTGAAGTTAAAAGAGAGGTTATTATGAAAAATACTAAAGATATTAAAAAAGAGTATGATGCTTGGTTGAAAAGATTACGAGTAGAACAGTTGAAGAAGTTTTACAGAACATTTCAAGCGATACTTGCTGGTCAGTGCAATGATGATATAGATGTTGTACGAGGTAAGATATTTAAGTTGTGTGAAGTAATGGGTGAAGATGTTTATGATACTATGGAACAGATTCACGATGAATTATATGGAATTGAATAAAAGAGAGGTATATTATGACTAAATTATCAAAAATAAATGACCAACTTATGGGTCTAACATTGTCTGAACTTACAGAAGTACAGAACATGATACATGAAATTAAATCTATGAAAGCAAAAGCTGCTTTGAGTGTTGGTGCAAATGTTTTCGTTGTTCAGAAAACAAAGAAAACGCCTGGTGTAATTGAGAAAATTAATCAGAAAAAAGCACTTGTTAGAATGAGAGGTACAGTATATACTGTTCCATTCACAATGTTGGAGGCTGCGTAATGAAAATATCAGAAGCAATTGCAATTATTTTAGAAAACCCCTTGACATCTTTGATAGATTTTGTTACACTATCTATGTTGTTTACTTGTTTCTATTTTGCGTTAATTATATTTTAAGGAGAGAGAGATGAATGAGAAGTTGTTAGATAATTATGATAAGATGGTAGTAAAAGAGAAAGTCGCAGTGATACATTGTGCATTTGGTGATACACCTCACACAGTTGCATTTGTTCACGTTGACAAAGGACTATTAGAAACAGAAAAGTGTGATAAAGCATTCATGTTGACTAACTCAATAGAAAATGCATGGTGGAAAAATGATAATGTTACACCTATGTTTGATGGAGATGGTTGTCGGTCAACGAGTGTGGGTGACCAAATATTAGTTGGTAATACAAAGTATGAGTGTGCCCCTTATGGTTGGAATATTGTTTGATAAAAGTATACGATAATTTTTTACCAGACTACTTTGCAGATGATATAGAAAATCTGCATACGAGTGACTACTTTGGTTGGTATCTCAATCCATCTACTATTGAACTTCCAGAAAAAGATGGTTGGAAAAAGTTTGATGATAATGGTACGATATCTTGGGAGTCAAATGGTATTAAACAATCGTTCTTGGACAAGAGGACAGTAAACTCACCACAGCTTACTCATGTATTCTATGTTCAAGAGAGTGGTTCAATATCTGACCACACAAGTAAAGTAGAAAACGTATTGAAGTATATTGATACAAATACTAAAGAGTTGTACGTTGATAGGATAAAATCTAACTTGAATGTAAACTTGACAGATTACAAAGAAGAAAACTATCAACCACCACACAAGGACTCACCACTTGAGATATTTCAGAGTTTGTTATATTATGTAAATGACTCAGATGGTGATACTTACTTCTTTGATGAAGACTTGAATATAGTAGATACAGTAAGTCCAAAGAAGAATAGAGCGATAGTGTTTCCATCTAACATGGTACACGCTGGATCTAACCCCATCAAGAATGGTGTAAGAATGGTAATTAATTTTGTTTTTAGTGAAAAGAAAATCAAATTGGTAAGAGAAGAGGATATAAAATGATTACAGAATATATTGCAAAACCGAACCTAAATAACAACATAGGTTTAAAGACTTTCATAGCGGAGTCTGATGCGATTAAGTATCTTGAAGAGTATACAGGATATGAGATGTCTTTTGAGAAGAACAAGAAGACAGGCGAAAAGTATTCAGATTGGTACTTGATTGACAAGTTAGTAAAGGTAGAAAAGTAGTATGAAAACATGGGTGTTAATCACCACTATTTTACTTTCAACACCAGAGAAAGATTATTCTGGTGTTGTCATACATGAGTTTGATAACGAGATTGCTTGTGATATTGAACTCAATAAACAAACAAATGTGAACGTAATGTTCAGTAATATATTTGAAGTCAAGATAGACTCAAAGTGTGAGGAGAAAAAGTAATGAAATTATATTTAATTCTTTTAGTAGCGTGTTTCATGGGTGGTATGGTATTATCTGCAAAAGCAGAGGAGAAAGAACCACTTGTTATTGAGATGTTAAACAAACGTGGTAAAGACAAAATGTTGTATGGTCAAGATGTGGCCAGAGTTGAAGTCGGACAAACTATAACATGGACACCAAAATCTAAAGGTCATAACGTGCAGTTTGTATCTGTTCCAGAGGGTGTAGAAAAAGTAAAAAGTAAGTTGAGTAAAGAGTTTTCGTATACCTTTGAACAAGAAGGAGTATATCTATATGTCTGTACACCCCATGCAAGTATGGGTATGATTGGTATGGTTGTAGTTGGTGAGTCTGACGTAAACCTAGATGAAGTGTTGGACTATAAGTTCAGAGGTAAATCAAAGAAGAAATTTAAGAAGATTGTAAAATCACTAGAGGGTTAAATGTATAAAGTAACAGCATATTTCAAAACACATAAAGTCACACAAAAGTTCTACGACTTGTATGATGCTATAGATTGGAGAGATTCTGCTGATGCACATTACCCTAAGAGAGTAAAATTTGAAGAAGGAATATTTTCGATGAGAGAATCAATTTATAATATGTGGAACGCACTAATGAATGCAGACTACAACCCACTTAGACATATTCCTAGTCTACAAGCAAGACATATGATATTACAGATACTTGCATGGACATGGGCGAGTAGTTTTGCTCTTGCATATGGTAGTATGTGGATATGGGGATTTTCAGTAGTTGCACACTTGTGTATAATCGCAGCCGTTGTTATCACAGTTGCAACATTCGAAACTGCAAGAAGAAAACCACAAGCATTTGATGGGTACAATGGTAGAAGTAATGGTGGAGAACACGAATAATGTTTACGATTTACACAAAACCAAATTGTAATTATTGTGTGAAAGCGAAAGATTTGCTTAATCTCAAGGGTGAACCTTTTCTTGAGATTAACATATCGGAGAATATAGATGCAAGAGACAGATTGAAGAATAAAGGTTTCAAAACTGTTCCACAGATATTTTATCCAGATGGTGAATACTATGGAAACTATCATGACTTGGAGAAAAAATATGTATGAATACAAATGTAAGATGGTTAAAGTCGTTGATGGGGATACTGTAGATGTGGATATTGATCTAGGGTTTGGAGTGTGGATGCGAGATCAACGTATACGACTCTATGGAATAGACACACCAGAATCTAGAACATCAGATGACCAAGAGAAGGCGTATGGTCTGGCTGCAAAAGATTTCGTGGTCAAGTGGACAAATGCTGGTGACCTAACCCTCAAAACATTTAAAGATGACAGGGGTAAGTTTGGTAGAATACTAGGTGAAATTTGGTATGGTGGTGAACATAATGTTAATCAGTTATTGATTGACAATCATCACGCAGTTCGATATCATGGACAATCAAAAGATGATATTGCAGAAGAACATTTGAAAAATAGGGAGTTAGTCAAACTATGACAGAACAAATAAAATCACACCCAAAGTCGTTTGAAGTCACAAAGTGGTTTGGGCCACAAACTGCGAATGTTATATTACCAGATGATGCTTTAGATGCATTGATAAAAATGACAGATAGCATCATAGAAGATAAAAATGCAAAGTCACATGGTGATAGTCTTGCTGGAGTCATTGATAGTGAGTTACGAGTTTACAAATCTGATATGGACGAGGCAGGAGTAGACCAACTACTTGAGTCTTGTGTAAAAAGTTACGTTATACATTGCACAAAGGCACACGGATTTTTTAAAGAAACATTCAACTTTGAAACATTCATCAACTCTGCATGGATAGTTTCTCAGTATGAAAATGAATATAATCCACTACACAATCACACAGGTTGTGAACTGAGTGGGGTTATATACTTGAAGACACCTAATGTAAAAGGTCGTAGAAACATTGAAGCGAAGAAGGGTAAGAAAGAGGGTGATGGTGATATAAACTTTGTTTACAACGCTGCCTCACAAAGAAACCAAGACGTATTCGAAAAAGGTCTTGTGCAGATAACACCCACGCCTGGTTTGATGTTAATGTTCCCATCATATCTTTTACATACTGTATATCCATTTATTGGTGAGGGTGAGAGAAGATGTATTGCGTTTAACGGAACATACAGAATTTCTAACAAAACTGAAGACTTCACAGAGGTTATCGCTGGTAATATGCAAGGTGTACAAAACAAATATTTTTACATGATGGAGAAACCAAATGAGTAGTAGACTAATGAATCACGTTAAAGCATTAAATGATGAAATAAATGTTCTGCAAGAACGATTACAACCTCATGATACTGGACACATTCACACGACTATATCTACACTTGAGGAACGTGTGCAAGAAATCAACAAGGAGTTGGATAAAAATAAATTAGATGATGATGAACCGATAGAGTCCCATGATGGATGATGTAAGAGAACAAGCACTCGCAGAGGCGAAACGAACTTATGCTGGGTTCATAACTTTTTTGAAGTGGGTATCGTTTATCTTTATTGCACTCATACTAGTAATGGGTATGAACAACTTTTTAGATGACCCAACTGCATCACAATCTGACCCATCGTGGAAAGAAGATTATATGAGTAATATGGAGATAGATGAATGAAAAATTTTGGTATAATAATTTGGATTATGATAGTTATTGCTTGTTGTTTAAGTGCGACAACTACTTTTATGATAGACAGTAGAATGGATGAAATGGAAACTAACATTGATGAAATAAATTCAATGTTGAAAGATATGACAGATTAATGCCTGGACAGAATTTTATAAATGGCCCACCTAACCCAAGAGGAAAGATAGTACATACCTTAAATGGTAGGATACCAAAAGAAGAACAATCAGAACCATTGTTTATGAAATACTCTGGTTTAGGTTGGTTGGTAAGTAATCCAAAAGCCCCATTCGTATGGTTTGCAATTGGAATATCAGTGATAATTTACATAGAAGGTTTTTGAAATGAGTAATCAAGCGTATCATAATAAAGGTTTTGGAGTTGCGTTCACTTGGATAATAGTTTTAACAATGATAATACCACTTGTTGGTCTTATGTTCATGGATGACACATGGGACAGATTTGTCAATAAATATGTTAGTGCATGGACTTCTGAGTGTTGGCAGAACAGTAAACATGAAAGAGTATGTCGTGGTGATAACACTTGTAAGTTTGGACGTAACTTCTGCACTGAGAACGTGTTTAGATGGAGAGAAGAATAATGGCTGGTGCAATCAATACTCCTCTTAGACAATTGATTATGGATTGGTCTGTGTGTCAATTATTAGAAAAAGACCCAGACAATCATATACTCAAGAAACTTAGGTCATGGGAACACCCAGAAACAATAGAATTAAATAAACTATTGACTCAATTCGAAAAGGATAAAAAATATCCAGAACACTATAACCTTGATTGGGGTTCAATTAAATATGACGAATTTATGAAAGATGGAGAGTAAAGTGAATATATTAAGTAAAATAAAAATACCAGAGTTTTGTATGTCGCATTGGTTATTAAGAATACCACTTGCAATCATATTCATACAACAAGGATTGATGAAGATACCAGTAGACATAGAGGAAGCTGCATCATATGGTTTGTCATATCTTGTTTGGTGGTTTGTTGCGTATGGTGAGTTACTTGGTGGTCTGGGTCTTGTAGTCGGTGGTTTTCTAAAAAAGACACCATCAACAATGGAACAAATATTTAGAGTAAATCTGATAGAGCCATGGGGTGATGCAATCACACGTTTTAGTGGTATTACTTTGTGTTGTATTATGACAGGTGTAATCTGGATAGGTGACCCAGATAGTTTTGTTGATGTATTACTTTATGACAATCTTCATGTGTTACTATGGGTTGGTGCATTGTTCTTTGCACTCAGAGGGAATAATGCAAAATGAATACAGTATACGGATTCTATCTCATAATGGTGGTAATGTTACCATCTGGAGATATAAAGGGTGAAGCAGTCGATTGGTTCTTCACACCATACGAATGTGTTGAGGCTGCTCAGTTCAATCATGAAAACCACGATACACCATTGGGTGTAGGTTTCACTTGCATAGAAGATGTACTACCACTAGAGGAGAAAGACAATGGATAAGATGCCCACAGAAGGTCAAGCACTTGCAATGATGGTCGCCATCATGTTTGGTGGAACACTTGTACTTAACATTTTTGTTCATCTGTTTATCTTCTCATGACACGTTTTCTGGTTCTTGAACATAAGGGTAAAAGACCAGAGCGTACAGCAAAAGTTTATCATATTACAGATATGGAAGATAATCATGAAGTACATTTATTAGAAAATGATGAGTTAATAGAGATGCGTATTTATTATAAAACAAGTCGAAGATGGGGTGAAACAACTGCGATTGACACAGCAGAAAAATGGTGTCTGGGGTTAATACATTGAAAGTAGATCTAATAGATAAAATGGGAAGTGACCTTACTGTGGTCAATGCAGCCCGAGTGTCTTTTGCAAAGAAGTCAAATTGGGATGACGATATACCATTTGCTGAAGGTAATATACTCAAGGACTCAGATGCAAAACTCATTAAGTATCTTGCAAAACATAATCACTGGAGTCCCTTTGCACACGCATCATTACAGTTTCGTGTCAAGGCTCCAATCTTTGTCGCAAGA